AATTTAAATCCATTCGATTGAACTGGGACGTCCACCCAGAGCGCAATCAAGAGTGGTTCGAGAAGGAAACGAGAAATCTGTCATCCAAAGAGATTGCTCAGGAGTACCTGTGCGATTTTGCGGCATCAGGTGAGACGTTCCTCAATGATGATGACATCAAGTGGATTAGCAAGATTATACGACCCCCGATCGATCGCGGCGGTCCAGATAGAAATGTCTGGATCTGGAAGCACGCACTCACAGAGCACAAGTACATCATTTCTGCTGACGTTGCAAGAGGAGACGGCAAAGATTACTCAACTTTTCACGTCATTGATGGCACTGAGGGTGAAGTAGTTGCCGAGTATAAAGGTAAGATTGCACCTGATAAGTTTGGAGATCTCTTAAATGAGTATGGATTGTTGTACAATAAGGCACTAATGTGTCCAGAGAATAACTCGTTTGGGTATGCAACCATAGTCAAGCTTAAAGATCTAGGCTACCCAAAGATGTACTACAACAAGAACAAGTCTGTCTACATTGGTGACTATGTTCCTCCTGCTGAGACAGAGCTGGCAGGATTTACAACGAGCGGCAAATCAAGAAACCAGATCCTCACTAAGCTTGAAGAAGTCATCAGAAATAAACAGCTGCTAATATACTCGTCTCGCTTCTATGAAGAGTTGAAGACTTTCGTCTGGAATGAGAGCAAAGCACAAGCAATGAAGGGAGAACACGACGATCTCATTCTCTCACTGGCAATTGGAACGTGGCTCTATGATGCATCAAGTGACTATGGTAAAGATTCAGACAAACTAAATAATGCGATGCTTGCTGCGATGGGTTTTAAGAACAAGCAATTTAATGGTGCGTCAAACGACGTAATATCAAACAAGCATCATCAAGAGATAAATCGTGATCGTGCATTGCGTGGACATGCACGCCCTCTGGGAATACCCCCAGAGTTTGCGTGGGTGTACAAGAACTAGGAGAATCAATGGCACAAGATAATAATCTCTTTAGCAGGCTGACCAAGCTCTTTAGGAGCGGCCCAGTCATCAAGAGAAGAGTGAGAGAAGTCACTCCTTCAACAAAGTCAACGTCAGCATTTGAACAATTTAGGAAAGCACAGAGCTACGTCTATAGCTCTGCAATGAGTGCATACGGTTCATATGACCGCATGGCAAGGTACTCTGACTTCCAAGAGATGGAGTACACACCAGAGATTGCATCGGCACTTGACATCTACTCTGAGGAGACAATCTCACCCGATGAGAAGGGTAATGTCCTCCACATCCACTCAGAAAACCCAGTCGTCCACAAGCTGCTTAACGAGCTCTTCTACGACACGCTCAATGTCAACTTCAATTTGACATCTTGGGCGCGCAATATGTGCAAGTACGGTGACTTCTTCCTCTTCAACGACGTTTCACCCGACCAGGGCGTCATCAACGTCTATCCAATTCCAGTTAATGAGATTGAGCGTGAAGAAGGTTATGACAAGGACGACCCAATGGCTGTTCGCTTCCGCTGGCTGACACAGGGTAATCAAGTTCTTGAGAACTGGCAGGTGTCACACTTTAGAATTCTAGGTAATGACGCATTCTTGCCATACGGATCCTCGGTTCTTGAAGCAGCGCGCCGCATCTGGCGACAATTGATCCTCGTCGAGGACGCGATGCTTGTCTACCGCGTCGTCCGTGCACCTGATCGTCGCGTATTCTACATTGACGTAGGCAACGTACCACCTGAAGATATTGCCAACTACATGGAACAGGCTCAAGCGCAGCTTAAGAAGAGCCAGGTTGTTGACAAGCAGACAGGACGTGTCGATCTCAGATACAATCCGCTTTCTGTAGATGAAGATTACTTCATTCCTGTCCGCGGCGGTCAATCAGGTACAAAAATTGAGCCGCTTGCTGGTGGCGCAAATGCCGCTGCTATTGAAGATGTGCAATACATCCAGAAGAAGTTGTTTGCTGCACTGAAGATCCCAAAGGCTTATCTCGGCTATGACGAAGGCTTGGGCGCGAAGGCAACGCTGTCACAGGAAGACATTCGCTTTTCTCGCACAATTGCTCGCATCCAGCGCACAATTGTGTCCGAGCTCAACAAGATCGCCATCATTCACCTACACTCTAACGGCTTTGATGGTCCAGATCTTCTTGACTTTGACCTTAAGCTGACAAATCCTTCAACAATTGCACAGCAGCAGAAGCTTGAACTTTACAACACTAAGTTCCAGATTGCAGGTTCTGCTAACGGTATTCCAAATCTTGTCGACAAGCGTTGGGTTCGTAAGAAGATCTTCCAAATGACCGACGAAGAGATTGAAGCTATAGAGAAAGGTATTATTAAGGACAAGGAGCTGGAGCTTAAGGTTGAAGCAGTCAAGCTACCCGAAGACAAATCTACAGCGCCTGATATGACATCCATGGCAGCGGGTATTCCAACCAGCCCGTTCGCATCTGAGCCTGAAGCCCCCGCTGCAGAGCCCGCGCCAGACGCCGGTGGCGAAACACCGCCAGCAGCACCAACAGCACCAGGCCCAGAGACAGCGTCATCTAATACAAACAAGCGCGGCTTAGGAATTTTAGCAGAACCAGATTTTGACCTATCTAACTTGTCAATTAATGACGAGAGTGCGCCGATTAAAGCACAAAATACAGTTGATGCTATAGGACGCAAGCTCCTCGGTGAGAGAATCGAGGGGAAGACAAAAGCCGATCGTGATCGATACAATGCGAAGAGAAAACGTCGTGGTCATCTACACAATATGACAGATCACAATGCAATGGTTAGCCACGATAAGCGCGATCAGACAGACTCAATTGCGCATCCATTCGGTGCTAAAAATGACTTAATCAATCCATTCAAGGATGTCCTCAAAGAGATTGATGATGACATTGACGCAGACGAAGATTACATATTTAATGACACAAGAATGTCAGAGATACATAGTGTTTTAGGCTCAATGCGACGCAAGAATATATTTAATAGGCAGAGCTCTGCGTCTTTTAATACGTCAGAGGAGGACGAATGAACATCCAGCACAATAAGAAGCGAAACGTCGGTATCATCTATGAGCTGTTACTGCGCTCAGTGTCTGCAGCGATAGTTGAGGACGATAAATCTAGCGCACAATGTGCACTTGACATCATTGAAAAATACTATGATAAGTCAACAGAGCTCTATAAGGAATACAGGCTTTTTAACGCACTTGTTAAGTCAACTGTAAGCGACACGCCAGTTGCTGCTGCTGTCCTCGCAGAAGCAAAATCTGCTGCTCGCAGAGCTGATATGCGCAAGCTTGACTACGAGAAGTCACTCCTAATCAGAGAGATAAACCATAACTTAAAAGACGACAGCTTTTATCAGAGAAGAATTCCAGATTACCGCTTCTACGCAACTGTCCAAAATCTTCTAAACGAGTGGACAGCAGGTGATCGTTCTAATCTGACTAAGATGGTCATGCTTGAAGGGCAAGTTGTTCACTGGCTCCTCTCTGAGAAAAATGATCTGCCCGTTGATCTCAACACACCTGCTCCTGAAGTTGACAATCTTGTTGTCAAGCTCATGAATGAGAAGTTTAATGAGAAATATTCAGGCAAGCTAAACGTAGATCAGACAAAGCTAATTCAAGATTACATCTTCAGCATTGAGAATGGTCAAGAGGAGAAATTCCTAGGACGACTCAACTCACTGAGAGAGACGGCACTCACTAGAGTGAGGTTGTTAAAGACAGTAACTAAGAATCAAACTCTACAAGAGCGGATACCACTTGTAGAGACAGCTTTACGTAACTTAAATTTCACATCACTCAATGACGAGACAATCTCACGCTTCATGACAGTGTCTCAATTAGTGACAGAACTGAGCGAGGAGGAAGATGATGGCCAGTGATAACATGGTTCTTTTAAAGGAGTGGCTACCACTTAAGTACTCACCTGACATTGTTCGTGAGTCAAAGCAACTTAACGGTGGCAAAGTAATGCTCCGCGGTGTCATCCAGCGTGCTGATACGCTGAACCAGAATGGTCGTATTTATCCACGTGGCATCCTTGAGCGTGAGATTGATAACTACCAGAAGTTCATTCGTGAGAATAGGGCACTGGGTGAGTGCGACCATCCTGACACATCTGTCGTAGAATTGAAGAATGTGTCACACATTGTGCGCGAAGCTAAGATGGACGGTGACACCGTCACAGGCGTCGTTGAGCTTCTTGATACTCCTAGCGGAAAAATTCTACAGAGCCTCGTCGAGGCAGGTATCACATTAGGCATCTCATCAAGAGGTGTCGGATCAACTCGTAATCAAAGTGGCGCAGTTGTAGTTCAAGACGACTTCCAGCTGATCTGCTTTGACATCGTCTCAGAGCCATCAACGCCAGGCGCATTTATGATGAATGAGAGTAAGGTGATATCAGGAAGAGAGTTAAAGAAAACTTTTACGAAATCTGACAGAGTCAATAGGATCTTCACAGACATCTTAGCATGGAAGTAGAATGAAGTTATCTAAAGAAGATCTGAAGGGTATCGTAAAGGAGTGCCTCGTAGAGATACTAAGCGAGGGGCTCGGCAGCGGCGGCAGCCTTGTTGAAAGTCGTCAAGTTCAAAGACAGGCGCCTACTGCGCAGACACCCACACGCAATCTAAGCGGCAGAGCAGGAGCTGCACCGCAGCAACAGCCCCGCCAGTCTGTCTATGATAAACTTGCATTTGCGCCCACGCGTGAGCAAGTGCAGAAATCTGCCCCTGCTGTCAAGAAGATAAATCCACTCAGCATGGTCAAAGACATTACATCTGATCCGATTATGGCAGGAATTCTAGCTGAGACTGCATCGTCAGGTCAGCACATGCACATGGGCGAGAGCAATAGTAGAAATGGTCAACTCTCTCATGAAGCGCAAGTGATGTCAGCAGGTGACGCTGCTGCAAGAAAGATGATGATGTCGGATCCTACCGACTTGTTTGGTGAGAGCGCATCAATGTGGACAGCATTGGCATTCTCAGAGAAAATAAGAAAGTAGTAAATTTGCAAAGTTCGTGATAATTAATTTATGTTCCACAGGAGTTTACAATGAAGAAGCTTACACCCCAGATGCTTAGAAGAATGGTTCTCGAAGAGAAGAAGAAGGTCGAGGCAGCTCACGCTAAGGAAAATGCAAAGGCCCGCAAGGCACTCCACCTCGACGAGACTGAGGAGCAGTGGGCAGACGCAGACGTCCCAGCTGCCAAGCAGTACAAGCCCGGTTCCAATGACATGGAAGCCGCAAAGATGCTCAAGGAGGAGGAGATGCGCCTCCGTCGTCGCCTCCAGGCAATCATGGAGCGTCGCCTTGCACTCAAGCGTCGTATCATGGAAAGCCTCTAATCTCTTAGAGATAAGAGAATAAGGAGGAAAGATGGCAGTCAACTACACGACAGTTGTATCACCGGACGACGGTTCTAAGACCGGAGGATTAGGTAATCGCAATCAGAGCAATCTGAAGGCCATATTTCCCTCTTCACCCATCTACAAGCCCAATGAGTACACACCTACGGCAGCAGAGAATGTAGGTATTGCTACTTTGAATGGCGGCGGCGGCCCAGGTGACAGCGTACCTAGCGTTGGCGTCGCAAACGGCGTCGTCGATGACGGTGGATACATGTACAACCAGGTCGACCTACGCTTTGCTGGTCGCAGATCGTCAGGTGTCGATGACGCTTACGCATCACCAAATCTTTCTGAAGTTGTGACAGGCGGCGAAGGACTCCCAGCGTCGCCGTACACACCTAATCCTGCGTCACCTGGCGAAGGAAATGGAACAGATCCATTCGCACAGCCAGAATTTACAGGTGATCTTCCCTACGGCGGAGATCCTGACCAGGCGACAGCATCACAGTTTGGTCGTGGAGAAGGTGCATCAGCTAATCCCGCTTCTACGACGGCAGAAGTTGCACGAGCCACAATTGGTAAGTTCATGTTGGGTACTTCTAAGATCACCTGAGCATGAGAGACGCACCTCCAACTGAGCATCGTTTTTCGTTTAAAGGCGATGCAAATGCAGGCGCAGGATATGGCACATTAAAGAAAAAGTTCTCCGGTGGCGATTATACCACTGTGGGAACTTTTCCTTATTTTGAAGATGATGACGCTTTTGAAGATGAAGATCTTGATGATCTAATGCACACTCAAGACTTCATCAATAAGACGGGTTACACAGGCGTTGCAAAGGCACGGACGCATGTAAGAAAAGATAATGCATCTTTCACCAAGATGAGATGGAGCACACCTCTAGAAGAAACTGCAATCATGAAAGGTATCACGCCCTTTCCAGCTTCTATGCTCTACAAGAATTTCACAGGACCCGCTGTCGGCGGCGCTTCTGTTAATCAATCTTTTACAAATGCTCCTGGGCGTCTAATAGGTAGTCAGTACGGTTCAACACGTGCGAGCCCACTTGCTGATGACGAACTTATCACAATCAACCGACTAAATGATCTTATGGATCCAGACACTCGCAATCTTGTTAAGCAGCGCTTAAAAATAAAGATATTGCAGGATGTTTGATAAAGAACCTAATATGTATTGAAAGCAGGGAATCAGTTAATGTCAAAGACACTATATGATGAAGCAATCGCTGATGCCAAGCGACTTCGTGAAGTTGCTGAGCAGAATGCAAAGAATGCAATTGTAGAGGCAGTTACACCTCGTATTAGAGAGTTCATCGACAGCCAGCTCGTAGGCGACACAACAAAGTCAGTGTCAGCCGAGAAGTTTCTTGTTGATGCGCTAAATGAAGGTGCAGTAGACCACAGCGCAGAGGAAGAGGTTGTCCTCGACGAAGCGGCGCTTAAGTCACTTGTCTCACTATTCACACCTAAGCAGACAACACAGGCAAAAGACAGCTTCCAGGAAGCTTTTGATCAGCTTAGTGACTCTGAGAAGAAGAAACTTTTGAACCTGATCAGCGAAGAAAAAGAAGATGCTGATCTGGATGAAAATGAAGAAAGCGCACCAGCACAGGAGATGAAGATGGATGATTCGCTCTATGAGATTGATCTGAATGAGCTCAAGAAGGAGCTTGCAGCAGCTGCTTCTCCTGGTAAACCTGCAGTCAAGCCCGCAATGAAGCCAATGCCACCTAAAGCTGGCGGCATGAAGAAGTCACCTGCGCCTGCCATGGAAGACATGTTCGAGATGGACGAAGATCTATACGAGATGGACATGTCAGACGGCATGGATGAGGATTACATGAACGAGCTTAATGAGATGAAGCTTGAAGTCGACCTCGGTGACCTCGAGCTTCCAGAGGACTTTATGCCTTCCGTTCGCGTCGTCCCTGAGGAAGAGGAAGAGGACATGCTTGCTGATGATGGCGACATGGGCGACATGGGCGACATGCCTGCTGCCGATGGCGAAGTTGCTGATGAAGCACCTCCCGCACCCGTTGCTGAGACATTCTACGTCGACGAGAACATGCTCCGCCGCGAGCTCACACGTCTTCGTGAGGCACGCAAGCAGAAGGAAGATAAGCTGCTCAACAAGAAGAGCCTCAAGAGCTCATCGCACGTCAAGGCTGCTGCAAAGTCATTTGGTGATGCAACCATCGAGGAAGTCGATGAGGTTGAGATCAACGCACTCGACACTGCAAAGAAGCACAAACTTAAGAAATTGGAAGAGGCACGCGCTAATCGTGCTCTCGTAACACAGCTCAATGAATACAGAAGCGCAGTTGAAACGCTTCGTGAGCAAATGACAGATATGAATCTCTTCAACGCGAAGCTGCTCTACGTCAACAAGATGCTGCAATCAAAGGATTTGACACCTAAGCAACAGAAGGTCGTCATTGAGGCCATCGACGGCGCTAAGACACTACGCGAAGTGAAGATGCTATACAAGAGCCTGACTGAGTCACTAACAGGTGGCAATGGTGCCACCCTCAACGAATCAGCATCTAGGTTCAATGCCGGCGGGTCCTCCCGCGCGACATCATCGGCTGCAGCTCGGACAACCGAGACAACCGAAGTCGACCGCTGGGCTCGCCTCGCCGGTCTCAAGTAACATTTGTTAAGTATTCAAGGAGTAAATTAATATGTCAAAAGGATTTTCCCTTAATAACCTCACAGAGGGCATTAAGGATCGCAACAACAGCCAGGAAGGCGCCCGCCTCGTTGAGAAGTGGAGCCGCACAGGCCTCCTCCGCGGTCTCGACGGCACCAAGCGTGACAACATGGCCCGCCTCATGGAGAACCAGGCAGCTCAGGTCCTTCGCGAGGTTAACAGCCTCGGCGCAGGTGGTGGCAGCACCTCTTCATCCGGCGACATCCGTGGTTTCGCCAACATCGCTTTCCCCATCGTCCGCCGCGTGTTCGGTGGTCTTGTGGCAAACGAGCTCGTCTCCATCCAGCCCATGAGCCTTCCATCCGGTCTCCTGTTCTACTTGGACTACACCTACGGCACCAACGTCGGCGGTGACACCAACCTCCAGACCGGTGCATCAACAGCCGCACAGACCTACACCGCTGGCAAGTCCATCTACAACAACCCCACAGGCAAGGGCATCCGCAGCGGATCTCTCGGCGTCGGTGGTCAGTACGACCTCGTCGGCACCTCCTACTCACAGGTCCACCAGAAGAATGTTGCCGTCCAGCTCTGGGCATCAGGTGCATTCCACACAGCAGCCGGCGCAAACTCAGCAACAATCGTTAACAACGTGGCCGCCTTCGCAACTGGCACTGACGGTAAGCTGATCGGCTTCGACCCACAGATTGCCAATCTCATTGAGGCCAACAGCGGCGCAGGCGGTCCAGGTGCAACTGCAGGCAACGGCGTC